TGGTAATAAAATTTTTTTGTTTCAGATTTACGAACGTCCCCTTAGTGTTTCCGAATTTAATTCACGGGTTGCCCATTTGTTAACTGTTGGTTATACTGTACAGCACAATTATCGTGGTTATCTGTCCAAGTTTTGGAGCCTAGGTGTTGACGTTTCAGTTGCGAGTAAAGAGTATTATACTTCTTGTCTTGAGTGTGCCCATCTTGAAGGTGCGCTATTTGAAACTTATTTAGGTTATTTGTGTTATTGTTTTGATTTGATGTCCAGTACATCCAGTGTTGTTGATATTGCCGACTTGTTGTCAATCTCTGAGCCGATTACACGGTATAAGAGTTCAACGACTCGCCGATTTAACAAACGCCGTGACGTTGCTGAACGTATCAATAGTGAGTTACGTCTGTGGTTTAGGCAAATCGCAGATTGGTGTGAGTCTAAGAAGACCACAATTGTTCCTTTCCTTTTGATTATTTTCCAAATCTACGATGGCCAGTTGGAGCGGGAGGAGGCTATCCGTCAGTTCGCGTCAGTTGCTCAGGTCTCTGCCGCCATCGCCGGTGTTGTGTTCAAACAAGTTGCGGGTTTCCGGGGTCAGGTGCTCACCTATCATAGGTGGATTGTCAAACTTATGCCCTTCCCCAGTACCGCACACTTTGAATACCTCGCCTTCGGTAAGCGAGTTGACCGTAGGAGTAAGTGGGCCAGCCTTGGCAACAAAGCTCATGCAGCTGCCTTCCCAATATTTTCATCCCTCAAACGAATGGACGTCGAGCAGGCTCGAGCAGCTTACGCCGCAGTTTTGGCTACCCAAGGCCAAAACGTTGCAGAAGCTGCCTTCTTTGCCCTCGGATCATTCAGGGCCGACTTCAAGTTTGATGTCGGAGAATGGCAGCAATGGTTTGTCAAAGTCGGCTCTTCGTCGCAATCGTCGTCGGCGTCTGCAAATGATGCAAAGACTCATCGCAGCGGGGCACATGCCGCCCAGCACAACATCACGAGATTTGCAGCCTGGCTTCGGAACGCGGAGTCCTTCCGAGTCCGTAGTGAAATTCGTGCGGTCTGGGAGACTTCGCGTTGGCAGTTCAAGCAACGGGTCACTGAGATTGTCGGCGAGCAGTTTATTGCAAGCTGGCTTCTTGAAACCGATGCTAGCCGAGGCAAGTATTGAGTCAATAAAATGGCAAAAAGCCACTTTTTCCCAATGTAAACCGATGCGTGCAAAGCTTTCAGAATGTGTTTTTGAACACTTGCGTGCACCGGTTTATAATGGTCTAATTTTTGATTCTGGTTGCTACGCCGTTCCCCCCCCTTCTGTTCCTATTGCACCTAATGCTCTTCCGGAAGTCGTAGATCCGGTTGTTGCAGAAAATTCTGTTCTACCATTGTTGACGGTTGAAGACACACCCCTAGCTGTTAACTATGTCCCTGCTCCTTTGTGGCCTGACGACCCGGAGGATGATGTATTGTGTCCACCACGTGTTGTGGTGGAACAAGACATCATCGTTCCTGAGGTTGTTGAGAAACTTACCCTTGTTGAGAGGTTTCTGAGGTTTATTGATTCATTTGCTAAAGAGCAGGAGACGCAGTTTGTCAGTTTGGGTATGTGGCATGACCGTTATTCATCCCGGCTCAAAACCGGTGATAATCTCGTCCCTATCGCTAGCGAGCGCTACCCTGATGAGAGGTGGCAGTTGAAAACGATGGGTGACGTGGTTGTTTGTGAAAGAGTCCCAATTACCGCCCTCT